TTTTTAATCAAAAATATGAGGTAGCCAACATGGTTATACCTAAGTTCTTATTAGCGTGCAACCCCATTGTACCTAATTATGACCTTACCTATATCTACTCTCCTCACTATATGAGCCTTATAATGGTAATTGAGGAGAATAGCGAGATTGTACGGCTCAATGACATATATAGAGCCATGCCACAGCAACTATTCGTATATGATGAACTTGAACAATTTAGATTTGTGGTTATTCAGAATAATGTAATAAGCACAGGGGGCATATACGCCCCTATTATTTCTGTTGAGCAATTCATAGAGGAGGCGTGGCAATGGTACAAGGCGTATCTTGATTGGGAACTAACACAAATGCAAGGATTATGACAGCACAAGAAAAAGTACTTTATATCATTGAACTATTAGAGTTATCAGATAGGCAGGTTGCTGCTGCTATAGGTAAGGCCTTATCTACTACTACCCATAAAAGGTTACAATTGGGGCGCAATAAATTCACAGATGAGGACTTGCTAAACCTCAAGAATTATTACATTGAAAGACTCAAAAGAATTAAAGAATTATAGTGATTGTATTTGTATCTACTTTTTTGAGTTTATTCCCTTTTATACATCTACTCCCCACAGAAACATCGGCACACTACTTGCGGTTGTGATTTTCTCCTCATTGTAGGCTATCCAGTTTGTCAGCTTAGGGTTTAATATAAGCTCTTTTCCCTTTAGGTCGGCCTTGAAAATTGGGGTCATATAACAACGGCAATTAGGGTGATTGCCTACCCATACGAAGCTCTTGGGATAGACCCCTTTCATCATGTCACAGATCTCACAGCCGTAGGGGTGTCGGCTACGCTTGATTTCATACCCTGCTATCATGTCCATAGACTGCCAGCGCTCTATATCAGCCTTGCGATAGGCAATATTGATTTCAGTACGTGCCAGGCGCTCGGCATTCTTGTAGGCAGAGCGATACACCCCTTGCCCGCTGTGGTATTCCTTAGCTTTCTTAGATAGCTGTAACACCCCATTTTTATCACGATAACGACGAAATAGACTATCAGGATTGCGTAGATACTTCTTGAGTGTGGAGGCTAATTCGTTGGCAGGTGTGCCTTCTGAAATAGCTATATCCAAGGCCATTTCTATCTCGGTGCGATACTGCTTAGATAGGTTCCATACACGAGCCGAGCGAACGCCCTCCATGGGTAAATGCTTCCTTACACTGGCAGGGGTATATGTAGCCGCTTTGCCTGACGTTAGCGCCTCTCCAAAAACATCCTTGAACTTGTTATGAGAAATATTGTAGTGCTTATCTACATAGAAATTCATCTTTTGAGAAAAGGTATTTTGGAAGCGCTCAAAAAGGCTGTTTATCTTTTTATTAAGCACGGGATATAGAGCAAAGGTAAATAAATCACTTCCCTTGTTCAACGCCTGCATGCCATAATACAGCACGGCCATTTTAAGCACCTCGTCCAATAGCTGTAAGAGCTTGGATACATCTTTCTCGGTTTGATTTTGGTGATATTCGTTCCACTGTTCTAAGTCCATATTTTTTCAGTGATTAAGGTTTCGTCATTTGTCGTTAGTCACTAAACACATCTTTTCCTTTTTCTTTCTCTATTTGGGCGAGTTCTTCATCTACCTTGTCGGTAATACCTGCCAATATTATTCCCTCCTTGAGCGAGGCTACTCCTCCTTGTACAGCACTAACAGCATCAGCTATACGTTCGGTAAGGCTGTCTATCATATAAGGGACAATCTCTATATTGACCTGTAGCCGCTTGGCCACTGGGGCATACTTAGGGATAAGACTGCCAATAGCTGATAGGAGGAAGTTAATACGGCGCTGTAAAAACTCTTCTATGGTCTCGGCATGGTTGCTTACTGCCATGTGTGTACCCATAAACATAAACTTGAAAGCCTTCCCACTCAAGGTATTTCCGAGACCCTGCAAGGCTTCAAAGGTGATTTGCGGGGTGTTAGTAAGGGCATAACAACGAGAGGTAAGGTTATCAAACTCTAACTTAGCCATATCTGGGGACTGCTGCCAAGTGAGGTAGGATACCTGAGCATCGTTTTCAAGTTGGATTATCTCACTTGTCATTCCTTTATTGCGTACGCCTACGACTTCACCTGAAGCAACCATTTTCGGATAGAAATTGTAATCAAGGCAATCGGCAAAGTTGGATAGCAGCACTTCCAAGCGATTACGGAGGGTGCGTATCTTATCACACAATGGGCGTTCTCGCTTCATATAGATAATAGGGATCTTTGAAAATCCGTGTGGGTACTGCTCTATTTGGGTGCCATTGCTATAGATAGTTACATTTTGGTTATCCACTACCATAAGACGAGTAGATTGTATGCCTTTGCTATCTGTTTTGTTGTACTCACGAGAGAAAGCAATCAAATCACCATACTCATCATAGTAAGGATAGAGTGTATCCCCACGGAAAGGCGACCAAATCATAGACTTAAGCCTATAGGTAGGGTTAGGATCGTCCTCTTTAGCAGGTTTTACATACCAATATTCGGCTACCTCACACTCTGCAAACCACGAACGCACCAAGCGCTTGTTATCATAAGGGAGTTTGTTCTTTTGATGAATTCTGTCGAGCAGCTCCATAAGCTCCTGTTCGGCAGCTTCGGTAGCGTTGGCTGTGATCTTAGGGGGTGTGCCTACTGTGAATGCTGTATGTATATTGACGATGTCCTGCTCTAATGGTAAAGCCATACGATTGACGTCCTCCCACTTGAATTGAGCGGGAGACTTGATAGTGCCATCTTTGTTTTCTTCTTGTTCTTTTACGAGCACCTTACGCTTGGGGCGTAATTCCTCGTCAAAAACATCGTGCTGGGTATAATCCCAATCCTTGATAAGCGACTGTGTATCGGGGCGCTTGGCTGGGGATTTCTTGAGCTGGGTGATACGCTCACTTTCAGGAAGAGCGTTTAGTTCTTGTATTGTCATTGCTAATTAACGGTTAGTTGTTTGTCATTAGTCTTTGGTTATTGTCCCCAAAACCACCACATACCCCTTACCTTGAGGTAGTCAAGGTTGCTTTGGTTGGCATAGGCTTCCCTTTCAAAGATGATATTGCGGTAAGCCTTATCCCAATTGCGATAGCGTAAATACTTGAAAAGAAAATCAAGAAAATACCAAATGGCAAAGAGGAGTATCAGGGTCTCTAACTGCTGTCGCAAGTGGATACGTTCGTGATTGATAAGCTCTTTATCGTACTTATCACTGTTGTTACGAACGAAGATGAAAGGATATAGGGTGATTGCCCTATACCCTTTTGGTACGAGAAACTTATTTTTCCTTACCATTGGCTTTTGGTTTTTCAGTGTTTTCTCCTTTGATAAGGCCTAAACAAACATCATAAATATGTCTGTACAGCTCAATATCCGAGGGTTGAGAGTTGGAGTTGTTTATGTTAAAACTACTCTCGGTTACAGTCCCTTGAATGGGAACACCATAAGGATTATCCACGCCCTTACGAGAGGCTGTGAATGTTATCACGTAAGGGTTTTGTCCTTTCTCAAATTCGTAGGAGTACATCACGATTGTGCCTTGTACTTCTTCTTGCGCATTGATACGCGTTGTTTGTTGAATGATTTGCATTTTATAAAGTTTTTGAGTTGTTACTATATCATGTTTTTTAAACTGTTGCATCATAATAATATGTTAGAAACCAATCATAACCTCCAACATTAACTAATTCACAATAATCTCCAGGGTCAAAATCAATGCTATTTAATTTTCCTGTCATATATGCTCTTATGGGTTTCCCATTAGATGTTTTTACTGTTAGTCTGAGAATATCTTTATTATTTACAGAATCATCTCTCATAAACATCTTAACGATGATACCGTTATATTCGTTACCAGTTGGAAGTTTGAAGTCAAAAATACCTATATTAGGAGTGATAAAATAATAACCATCTATATCGTTTTTCTGCATATATCCACCAAAAATATATTTATCAAACAATTGTTTAAAAGGCGTTTTGAATGTACCTGTAAAGCTCCCACTTGTAGCATTAACCTCTCCTGATATATTCGCCTTAGTAGCATATACGGTTCCGTCTTGTAACACCATAAAAGGGGCGGCATACCTACCTCCAAACTCGCTGCCTGCCCAAAAGCGTACCTCATTAGTAGCATTTCCTACCCCAGTGATACCCGCTTGTGTGCCTGTAGTGTTACCTACAATCATTGTACCAGTGGCTACCACATTGCCTGCTATCTGTGTGTCGTTAAGGAAGGCAGTCTTTTGGTCAAGTTTGCCGATACGCTCATCAGTTTTAGCCTTGTTCTTATTTTCTAAGTCTTCAATTCGTGCAGCGTTTCTTCTGATAATCTCTAAATCGGAATTGATATTAGCAATTTGGTTTTCCACATCTTCAGGGGCAGGTGACCAGTCAGTAGGTTTATTGCCACGTTCAAGTTTTACAAGTTCAATAGATGATGTAGGGGTAGGAATAATGCCATGAACCTCGTGAAATATAGTTATACCTCTCCATGCTCTGTTAGGAGTTACTAAATCGACATTCTTACCCCATTGAATGTTTCCTGATATATATTGTCTTTCTCCTCCAAGTTCATTTGAGAAATAAGCAACAATTGCTCCATTTCTTTCAGACATACAAGAAAAAACATATTGCTCGTTAGGCTTGACTGTATCTGAAAGTAAATAAAATATACCCGTATAACCTCTTAATATGCGCTTGTCTTTGGAACTTAATACAAGATTACGACCTCCAATATTAATTTTACTCACTTCCCGCTCAGCATGTGCCTTAGCTGCTTGCAAGTTCCGTTCTGCCTCTTGGATACGTGCTTGTTGTTCGGCTGTAATAGCTAATCCAGCATTGCGATTAGCTTCTGCTATGGCTTGTAACTTGAGTAAGTCCGCTTGTGCTCGTGCATAGGCTTCAGTAGCGGTTTTAGCTGTTTGTAGCATACCACTGAAAGAACTATTCATCCCTTGTGGTGTGCCATTGATGATTTTAGTAGCAATTTCAGCGTAGGGAGCGTTTCCTGTATTTGATGTATAAACTTCTATACCATTACCCTTGCCAATATTTGGAATACCTAAAAAGGCGTATGGCATTCTTGTAACGTATTTTGAGTTGTCATCATTAGCCCCACAACGAATGAGAGCGTTTTTCAATTCATCAGTACCTAATATGTATGGATCTACAAACGCAGCATCTCTTGAAACTAATGTAACTAATACATCACTATTAAGGGTATTTAGTTTATCTGCTAATGCTTTTCTTTCTTCAGTAGATCCATAAGTATCATAACTTTGCTGGAATATTACTTGCAAATCTGAACGACGAATAACAGCGAGATATAAACCTCTGTAATTTTCAGGAACTACATTTTGTCCATTAATCTGAATAATAGGTGCAGCGTGTCTGTTTAATCCTGTACCTCTTAGGTATATCTCTCCTTTTGCATTATTTTCATTAGAGTACTGTTTTAACCTATTCTCCAATGACTGCAAATCAGGATTAACGAGCTGCTTAAACTCTAATTTGTTACTTTCTGAGATTTGGAGGTGTGCGTTTATCTCTATTCGGTCGTCGTAAAGGGCTATAAACTGCTGTCCGTTACCTGAAGCAATACGATTGGTTACCATTTGCCCGCCTGTAATCTCGGTAAATCCATTGAGTTGGGCTATTCCTCGCTCTCCGTCGTACTCAGAGTTGACTGTGGCATATAGAAAGTGGTAAAAGCCCGCTTCTTGCTCCATGCCAATCTTGGTTTCGGAGAGGACAAACTCGGCTGTCTCTATAGCCTTATTGGCCTTGATGTAGAGGTAATAGGTTTTAGCCTTATCGTCCAACCTACCTGATACAAAAGAGGAAACATACCAATACTTATAATCAGCCGCGGAGTGGCTTGGTTTGATGTCTGTGGTGCCAAGGGTGTAATGCTTGATCCAACCACTGCCAGCATTGACTTGCTTGTTGTTCCTATCAAAGTACAAGGTATGGGGTACGGTGATAGGGTTGGTCTTGTTGGCCACAAAGGCAAATTGTCCTGATTTGTTCCCTATCAAAGCCATCATTGTTTGCACCGTGGCAGGAATGATACTCTTGGTGTATTCAGGAAAGGCTTCTTCTACCTGCTTGATGGTCTCTAAGGCATTGCGCCAACTTCTTTTAGTCTCGGATATAGCTTTCTTGTTGAGTTCTCCAAAATATACCTCTTGATTTTGGAGTTTGCGTATTTCAGAGGAAAAAGATTGCCCTTGTACCTTGTTGGATAACTCTATTTGAGGGCTGTAAGGGTTATTGACATACTCTTTAAGCCCTACGACACGGATAGCCACGGGGGTACGTTGAAATTCGGTGTCTGAAAAATTGATATAAGCCCCCATTTTTAGACGCCCTCCTACATTTACCCAGTTCTTTTTTGCCCATATTCCGTCTAAATCACCAGTGAAAGTGAACATGTCTGTTCTATTTTCATACAAGTATTTACATGCTTCCTTCATCATCTCCCAACTGGCGCCCGTTTTGGTGTCATTGTCGCAAATATAGGCAGCAGGTAAGTGCATGTTATATACAGAATATTGGTCTCCTATAGCAGGTTTAAATATATCATTCGGCATGGTAGTGCCGTCCTCTTCCTTAGGAACTATCTCAAAGCGGCGTGTGCTATGGTTGTAACCGCTGCTATGCTCGTAACGGCTAATCTCAAACTCACGCCCTGATAACATACCACTTTCAAAGTATATCACCATCTTTTCCCCTTTGATTTGGAGGTCAGCAAAGTTCAACGCTTCAGGTATGGTTGTGTCGGCAAAGTCGTAGAAGTGTTTATCTCTATCCACTTCAAACACGGCCGATATAGTCCCTTTGCGACTTGGGTATATATGGGAAAGGTCAAGGCTTTGTTCGTTGATAAAGCCGTTGTTTTGCGCATTCTTGATAGCTATTGATAGCCCCTTGTCATCTGAAACAAAGGTTACCCCTTCATATACATACTCTTGTGATTTGGGTAGCAATAATTCCTTGTTGCCATACTTGGAGCGGTCAATATTGCGTTCCCCTCCTTGTACATAGAGGCGTGTAATACGACTTTGCTCTGTGGTACGACTTACCCCTGTCTTAAAACCTTTTCCCTTGCCATATTGGAGTGGTAAGTGATTGTCTTTGAAATATTCTACCTTGTGGAGGTGTATGGTCTTACCTATAATTTCGTATTCTGTCTCAAAGGCTTTGGCGATCATGTCTAAGGCTTCAAGGCAGTTGTTGTGATTGTAAGAAACGAGTTTTTCGGAGGCTTCTATAGTAGTTCCTACCTGCCACCCGCTATCTATCATATTGAGGCAATCTACCAATATCTGAATATGGTAGCGAGGAGATGCTGTAAAAGGAAACTTAAGGGTCTTATCGTTAGGATTACGAAACTTGTAATTCTTCAGGTTTGCCCCCTCGCTGTCCATGGTAAGGGTATATTCAAAGTGTCTGCTGTTATGCTTCACCACTTTAGCAGGCTGATTGAGGGTATAGCGTTCCCCTTGAAACTCACACCATGCCCCAGTAGGTATTTCAGTGTAAGTAGGTAAGGCAAAGTATAGGTTAAGGGTATGCTCCCCCATAATGGAGCGGTATCGGTAGCTCTCATCGGTAGGGAGGACATCTATATATGTGCTGTTAAAGTGTAGTTGCATGGTGTTAGATAATTGTTAGTTGTAAATCAAACTTGATCCATATAAGCGGGTCGTCAATATAGAGTTCGGTAATTTTGCCGTCTTTATAGATACACTTATAAGATTTCCCTTGATAGCTTAGGGTGCGTTCTCCTGGTCCTACAAGGTCATAGAGTAAGGCAAAATATCCTTTGATAAAATCAGTTATCGGCAAATACATAAAGCATTTGAGCGTTGCGGTGCGTTCCTGAAAGTATATAGGCACATCATCGGCTATAAGACCACTCATAGTGCTATTTTGAGCTGTATAAGGTGTTTTGACATTGCCTGCTGTGATAAGCTCTTGTTGTGTTCCCTCCAATAGGGTTATACCATACAGGATTAGGTTTTTGCCGTCAATATATGTCTCTACATTATGAGCGGTTAGCGTTGGTGCTTGATAGATATATCCTTGTAAGGGAAAATCATCAGAAAGACGAATATCAGCTGTTACATAGCCTCCAACGACTTGGGTTTTACTAAGACCAACCAATCGCAAGCGGTAGGTTAGGTTGATAAAGTCAAAGGCATAATTAGCATAGGTACGGGCTGAAAGGAGCGTTACCAAATTGGGATATTGACTTTCAGGTAATAACAGCTGTATGGTAATTTCCTTAGCAGATAGCTGCGGGGCTGAAAGGTCATATTCCGTGCCGCTTTCCTCTGCCCAGTCATTTTTGTTCAAAGACTTCAAGGCAGGATAGGATAGCAAGCTCGCTAATGAACCCTCTACCAACTTAGCATGTAAGGTCTGTATGTCTGTACCGTTGATTTTCATTAGGTATTAGTCGTTAGTCACTTGTC